CATTCTTCTGGTGTATATTTATTTCTTATTATTTCTTCTGATATCCCGAAATAATCAAAAATGTTGTTATTTACTTGTTTTAATTGTTCTTTATCTAATGTTATTGGATTCAGGTTCACTTCTTGGAACTCTGCTTTGCCATCTACTGCTGCAATTCCACTTTCATTTTCCAAATTCAAAAAGTCTTTTACAAAAGCCTCTTTACTTGCTTTTATATCTTTTTCTTTTAACATTGAATTTGAGTATTTCAAAATTCCTTTTAAATTATTTGATGTTTTTATTGCATTTTTTATTCCTTCCGAAGCGGTATGTGCCGTTTCTAAATCAGTTTTTAAAACTTTATTTCTGGTTCCAAAAACATCATGTTTATTATAAAATAATCGTAGGTGTATTAATTCTAAATATGGCACAATGTATGTTTGTCCATTTACAAATTTAAACTGCAAGTAAATATTTCCTGTTTTATCTTGTAATAATTCGTATCTTTCTGCAAGTACAGGATAAAAGCCTGTTATAAATCCTTTATTGTCTTTTGCTATATACACAAAAGCATTGCAGTCTGAATACAATTGACTTATTAATTTATAAATAAAATCAAATCTACTCATAATTGGATTTGGCTGTTCCTGCAACATAAAGTTTATTTCTCCTTTTTTTATATTGCTTATATTATTTTGTATGTGCTTTGGTATTAATTTTGCACAATGTGTTGCAATTCTATCTATGCATTGCCTTGCTACTTTACTATCGTATGTATTATCTCCTAATGTTGTAAATGTCGCTTCGTAACTATTTAGCATTTGCAATTGTGTTTTAGTTATGTTTTGCATTTGTTTCTTATTATTAAAAAACATTTTGAATAAATTTCTTTTTTCTTTTTTCATTTTATTCCTCCTGTAGAGCTAAATAGTCATTCATCTTTTCGTATAAAACGCAGTAAGCTATTATCAAACTCACTGCACCATCTATCCTTGCTCTTTGCTTTTGTCCTTTCACTGGTCTTATATTATCATTCTCATCTCTTTTGACGGCTGTATTACACAAACACCATTTCAAAACTGGATTGTTATTGTAATTCACATTCTTTTCTATCAAATCCGCTTCTAATTGTTTCATTGGATTCGACATTGTTTTTGCACCTTGGCGAACTTCAAAAATTTCAAATCCCTGTTCTTTCATTTCTTCCACCCAATATTGTGTGTTCCAAGGATCATATCCTATCCATAATGCGGAGATGTCGTATTCATTGTGCATTTTTATGAACCATTGTGTCACATCGCTATAATTAACTTTTGCACCATCGCAGATTGTGACTAGTCCTCTTTTTTCCCATTTATCATATGGTATTTTGTCATCTTTTATTTTAAATTCTAATCTTTCACTTGGTATAAAGTATTGTTGTACTACATACCTTTTTCTGTTTTTTATGACTAGTAATGTTGCACAAGTCAAGTCAGTTGTACTTGACAAGTCGACTCCACCTATTGCATAGGTATCTTGTAACTCTGATAGGTCAAATGTTTCTTCATTATTAGCAATGTCAAATGATAGCCATTTATCTTGGTCATTCTGTCTAACATTGAAATCTTTACACAATAAATTTACTAATTCAGTTGGATTGTTTTTTGCTCTGTTTACCTTATCTCTTAAGTCTTTTATGTTTTTTATTGTTCCTAGTCCTGGATTTGCTTTGTACCATTTCTTTTCATCTTGCCATTCACTTGGGCTATCCAATTCGTATATTACTGGTAGCACTGTTTCATCTTCTATTGTTCCATCTATTATTTGTTCAAAATATTCATATTCATTGTCAAATACTGATTCTCTTATTGTTCCCATCGTAGATGTTTCTAGTAGCATTGGTTGTTCTCTAGCTGACATTGAGTCGTACATTACATCTAGCAAATTTTTGTCCTTCCACGCATGAACTTCATCGCATATTACGAAATGTGCATTTAGTCCATCTAATGAGTTGCTATCACTAGCAAGTGCTTTTAAAAACGATTCTGTTTCATCATAAAAAATTCCACCAACTAAACAACGGATTCTTTTGTTTAATGCAGGTGACTTCTTTATCATTCTTTTAGCTTCTTCCCATACTACCTTTGCTTGGTCTTTTTTAGTAGCTACCGAATAAATTTCTGCACCGCCTTCTCCATCTTTTGTTAGCATATAATTTGCTAGTCCAGAGTCCATTGTTGATTTTCCGTTTTTTCTTCCAATAAACAATGCACCTTTTTTGTATTTTCTTATCCCTGTTTCTTGATCCACAAAACCGAAAAGTGCTTGAATAAATGCTTTCTGGAACAATTCTAATTTCACAGGTTTTCCTGCCCATTTTCCTTTTGAGTGTTTACAAAATTTTTCAATAAATTCTATTGGTTTATTTCCTTTTTTTTCATCAAATACAAATATGTGCGTTTCTCTTTCTTCTGTTATTTCATTAAAAAAGGAAACCTTCCTTGGTTTCCTTAAATCATTTACTAACTTTCTGTATATTTTCAAAACTTTCTTGCAAGCCATATCGGGATTGTCTAACAAAAATTGATAGTATTCTTCAATGTATGTCATTATTCTTCATCTCCAAAGCTATCAAATTCATCACTTACACTTATGTTATTCATTATCAATAATTCATTAAATTGTTTCATTGCTGCTTGATAATTTTTGAACATATTATTGTATGTTTTGACTTCTGTTCTATCTTTGTACCCCCATTGATTTGCACCATTTTTGTATTGTTCTTTTACCCCATTTTTAGCTATATCATCCGAAAGGTTTTTTAATGTTACTGACATAAAAGCCAGGTTATGTATGTAGTCCTTATTTGCATCTATTTGTTCCTTTGATAAATTACTTATAATTTTTAGTAATCTTTTTTCTTCTTTTTGTACATCCTTTGTTATATCTTTTTTTATTTCTTGATCTTCTTTTTGTTGCGACTTATCTGGTGTACTTACTAATTCTTGTATGTATTTTGCTGCACTTACATTTCCTTTTATAGCTTGTTGGTATAATGAAACTATTACGGCCGCTTCATTGTTTATGTCTTCATCTTTTAGACCAAGACTTTGCAATTTTGCTTTTATACTATCTGGTATTTCTATATTATCTATAATGGATTTCATTATTTTCTCCTTTTACACAAAATGTCCGTATCTTGCTTTTTCTTCATAAATGGTTTCTAGTAGTTTCATATCATTTATGATTCTTCTTGGTGTGCATTCTGCATATAGCATTTCAGTTGGATTGATAAATCCTTTATCACTATCTATGTATATTGCAAGTGGTCTTTCAATTCCTATTGCATAACTTATTTGAACTTCGCACCATTTCAAATCATATTCTTTTAAAAATCTTTTTGCTATTTCCCTGGCTTTATAAGCTCCACTTCTATCTACCTTTGTTGGATCCTTACCGCTAAAAGCTCCACCACCAACATTTGAAAATGATTGATAATTGTCTACTACTATTTTTCTTCCAGTTAATCCTGCATCTCCATCAAATCCACCTATCAGGAATTTACCTGTTGGATTTATCAAAAATTCTTCTACTTCTATATTGTAATATTTACAAATATTTAAACACATTTCTTTTATTATTCTGTCTGTTTCTTCTCTTTCTATTTCTGTGTTGTTATATGAAATTGTAAATGTTTTTATTTTTTGTAATTTCATTTCTTCATTGTAATACCCTGTAATCTGTGCTTTTCCATCTGGCAAAAACCTTGTATCTTTTTGTCGAATTTTATCGTACATAATACTCAATGATTGTAAAATTACCATTGCTGTTGGTAGCATTTCTTCTGTATCGTTACAAGCATATCCGAACATCATACCTTGATCTCCTGCTCCACCGATATCATCATTTGTTCCCAGTGCAATGTCTTGGCTCTGTTTTCCTAGGTTATTTATAATTTCATAATTAGTTGAGTATCCTATATCTGCTAGAACTCTTTTTACTACTTTTTCTACATCTACATTTGCGTTTGATGTTACTTCTCCTGTTATGAATATTTTTCCTTTGCCACCCATTACTTCTATTCCGCATCTGGATT